ATTAATACAGGAAATAACACAAATACAACTTTAAATTTTAATCCTAATTTTTTAATTACAGCAGTAAATAAAATAGATAACTTAATTTTTTTTACTGATAATTTAAATGCTCCCAGAGTTGTTAACATAGATTTTAATTACTCAGTTCCATTTAACAATGTAGATCAATTTAGCAATGAACAACTATTGGTAATTAAAAAACCTCCGATAGCTGCACCTTCTTTAAATTTATTGAGCACAAATCTACAAGATGGATTTTTAGAAGATAATTTTATTTGTTTTGCATATAGATATAAATATGCAAATGGTGAATATTCTGCTATTTCACAATTTAGTGAACCTGCTTTTGACCCGGGTATTTTTTCTTTTTCATCCAATAGTTTTTTGAATGAAGGTATGGTAAACTCTAAAAATGGAGTTCAAATAACTTATAATACAGGAAGTTCACTTGTAGTTGGAATTGATTTATTATTCAAAGAAGCAAATGATCCTACTATTAAAATAATAGAAAGAATAAAAAAATCTCCATTAGGCCCACATAATACTAACGCCACATATACTTTTACCAACAGTAAAATATTTACTGTTTTACCTGAGTACGAAATATTGAGACTTTATGACAATGTGCCAAAACAAGCTAAAGCTCAAACATTAATGGGTAATAGGCTTATTTATGGAAACTACACAGAAGGGTATAATTTAATTGACATAAATGGGTCTCCATTGAATTTAAATTATACTGTTGCTTTACAATCAAAAACAATAGGGGGTGAATCGCCAACATCTACTAATGTGTTAGCATACCCTTATGATGCTTTTGGTATATCACAAAATGTTAATTTTGCCGGATTTACATTTGATTTAGGAGGATATGAAAACTTATTAGTTTCTGGCACAACATTAAATTTTTCTTTTACTTACGAACACGCTTTTTATGTAGGAACTGCACTTCCAGATGAAGTACAAGGAAGTACATCAATTAGTTTTTCTTATACTTTAGTTGATAATTACGCTACTGTAGCGGATTTATACAACAGTTCTGATTTTAAAGCTAAAATAGGTTTAACTGACGCATCCATACAAACTTTGGCGGATGCTCAAAATGGATCAGGATCAACTCTTACAGATGTCTTTAATTATTCTTTACTTGGAACTTTAACTGACTCAACAACTTCACCGGCTTATGCTATAAATCAAACAGGGGTTACTGCGTCAACACAATCTCCTCCTGCTAAAGGAGAACCAATCGGTTCGATATTAAATGGAACAGAAATAAGTTTAATATTTCCAGTTGCTCAATATATTCAAACAACTCCAGGGACTACTAACTTAATAGTCTCGTATAATTATATTACAAGTATAAATGTAAGAATACAACAAACAGCTAATATTGAAAGTCTTCATAGTAATAGAGGATATGAATTAGGAATAGTTTATATGGATGAATACAACAGGGCTTCTACAGCTTTAGTTAGTAATAACAATACAGTAAACATTCCGTGCTCTAGATCAGTTACAAAAAATGAAATTGTTGCTACTATACCTACCAGTCAAAGAGCACCTAGTTGGGCAACAAGATATAAGTTTGTTTTAAAACCAGATAGAACCACTTATGAAACTGTATACTCAAGTATATTTTTTGAAGACCCAGCTTCTAACAATTCTTACCTTTTATTAGAGGGGGATAATATAGCTAAAGTAGAGGTAGGAGATAGATTAATAGTTAAAAGAGATTCTGCTGGTCCTATGACAAAATGTGTTTATGCAACCGTTTTAGAAAAACAAACACAAACAGCAGATTTTATAAATTATCCACCAGCACCAACCCCTCCTCTTGTTCCTGGAGGTGTGTACATGAAGATGGCGTCTAATGATTTTGAAACAGTATTAGATACTGATGATGTGGTAAACATACAAGTACCTGCTGCTGTTGCTGGTCAAAATGATAGATACCCAGGTTTAGCTTATCCATTTTTTGTTACATCAGGAACTCCTTATGATGTGCCTGAAGGAACAAGAATAATAATGAGTATATCTCAATTAAGAGTTGGACAAGGAGGAGGATGTGAATATAGGTCAAACACTATTAATGAAGAGTTTGTAGTATCACAAGATTATACAAATATGAAAGACTGGTTTAATTCAAATAATATAGGGGGTGTTATAGAATCAAGCGGAATTCAAGAGCCAGACACAGGAACAGATGCTGTTCAAAATGTTTACATTAACACATTAGCAACAGGAGCAACAGAACCTCCATTTAATAACACTAATCCTAATCAGCCTAAAAATATAAGCGCAGCTGGTTTACAAAGCCCTACTAGATTTGGAGCAACAGCAACCTCTCCGCTTACTACTAATTATTACAGATGGTACGAGCAAAGCAATGGGGATATTTATTTAATGGTAAGTGGAACAAGATGTTGTGGTGGAGATGCAGATGGGGATTCGAGTGTAAGGGTAAGTTTTACGGTATATAGAAGAGATTCAGTTATTGTATTTGAAACAGAACCACAAGAAGCTTTACCAGACGTGTGGTATGAAAACGACCAATCTTATTCTATAGACTCCTCTGGAAACCATAGTGGAAATGTTACAAATCAAAATATATCAACTGGAGTAGGGGGTGTTGTTAATACAGGATTCTTTAACTGTTATGCTTTTAGTAATGGGGTTGAAAGTTACAAAATAAGAGATGCTCTGAATGGTAAAACATTTAATTTAGGTAATAGAGTTTTTACAACTTCTAATATAGATTATAAAGAAGCTCACAGGTTTGCTGATTTAACTTATAGTGGTGTATACAATGATGAAACTAATGTCAATAAATTAAATGAATTTAATTTAGGTTTAGCTAATTTTAAACCACTTGAAGAAAGTTATGGAGATATAGAAATATTATACGGAAGAAGAACCGATATACTTGTTTTACAAGAAGATAAAATATCATACGTTTTAGCTTCTAAAAATATAATATCTGATTCAACAGGAGGTGGTTTAGTTGCTTCAGTTCCAGAAATTTTAGGAAATCAAATAGCACGTATTGAAAACTATGGTATTAGTAATAATCCAGAAAGTTTTGTTGCGTGGGGTGAAAACAAATACTTTACTGATGTTAAAAGAGGAGCGGTACTTCAATTGATAGGTGGGTCAGCCTCAGATGAAAGACTTATAGTTATATCAGAAACTGGTATGAGAAGCTGGTTTAGAGATTTATTTACTGAAGCATTTACCACTCAAAAATTAGGAGGTTATGACCCTTACATGGATGAGTATGTTTTAACTTCTAATACAATATTAAAACCAGAGATACCGCTTTGTTTGGCGTGTGGTGTTACACAAGATATAACTGTAATAGCTAATCAAGACTTTGTTTATTGTGTAGATGTTACAGAACAAATAGGTTTAGTAACTATTAGTTATGTAATTCCTCAAGAAGGAGAACAAGATATTGAAAGCGAAACAAGTGTTCTTATGACTGATGAGTCTGGTAACCAGCTTATTACAGAGGGGTCTGTTTCTCAAGTTGGCTATACCATAAACGCTATTTACAATGGTGTAACATATACATCAGGTTCTGTTACAAGTTCTGGTAGTTTTACATTTGATAAAAATGTTCCAAGTGTCCAAGAGGTTACATTAGTGGTTAGCTCAGATTCAGACCAAAACGATACTATTCAAATAAATGTAAGTTGTCCGAGATCAGACGCATTAAATATATATAACATTTGTGTTACTGATCCGCTTGAAGCTGGACAGTTTATACATAATGAATTTAGTTGGACAGACGGTACAACCGTTTCATCTAAAGAATCTAATTTAGTAGAATTTGCAAGCACATCTTCTTCTTTTGCTATCTCGCAATACCAATTATTTGCAGGCCCTCAAGGTAGTGGAGTTTTCCCAACTGATGGATCTACTGTGTCTGTCTATTCAAACAAAATTAATTTTGATGATTTTGTATTTGACCCTACGGTAGATAAATTTAAATACTTAAGAACAAATACATTTTATCAAAATAATATAACAGATATAACAAGTTTACTTTCTTTAGCAATTGATGCAACACCAATTTCTACAGTTGGTGCACCAACAATTTATTCAGCAGATTTCACAATGCCAGCAAACGGAAGTATTTTATATTTAATATGGGATTATAGAGCTAGCAGCACTCCTTCTCCGAGTCCTTCTCCGAGTCCTTCTCCGAGTCCGAGCCCAGCTCCTAGTCCAACACCAGGCCCTACACCTACTCCAACACCAGGCCCAAGCCCAAGCCCAACGCCAGGGCCTAGTCCTACCCCGACACCAGGGCCTAGTCCTACTCCAGGGCCTAGTCCTACTCCAGGGCCTAGTCCTACTCCAGGGCCTAGTCCTACTCCAAGCGCTACTTGTAGTGAGTGGACACTAGCTTGTCCAAGTGGTAGTAGTGGATGTGATTACTCGTATACTGACTGTGATGGCAATACACAAACAGGAGTATTACCAGGAGATTTTGATATTGACGTATGTGTATTAGACGGAACAACTCCTACAGTAAACGGCGGTAGTGCAAACAATACAAATGTAAGTTGTCAGCCAACTCCAAGTCCGACACCAACTCCAACTCCAACACCTACTCCAACAGGCCCAAGCCCAACTCCAACTCCTGCAGCAAACTGTACGGAATGGACGTTAGCTTGTCCAAGTGGTTCTGGAGGATGTAGCTTTAGTTATACAAATTGTGATGGAGACGTAATAAACGGATCACTAGGCGCAGACTTTGATGTAGATGTGTGTGTATTAGACGGAACAACTCCTACTGTTACAGGTGGTAGTGCAACTGACACAGGGGTAAGTTGTAGTCCTTCTCCATCTCCAACACCAACTGCACCTTCACCAGGCCCTAGTCCGACACCAACGCCAACGCCAACAGCGCCATCACCAACTCCTACTCCTGTACCTACACCACCTTGTACAGAATGGACGCTTACTTGTCCTAGCGGAGGAACAGGTTGTAGTTATTCTTATACTGACTGTAATGGTGATGTACAAACAGGTAGTTTAGGTCAAGATCAAGATGTAGATGTGTGTGTTCAGTCTGGAACTACACCTACTGTAAATGGAGGAACAGCTTCTAATACAAACGTGGCTTGTACTCCACCGCCAGCACCAACACCAGTGCCAGTGCCAGCTCCTAGCCCAACTCCAACTCCAACTCCAACTCCAACTCCAACGCCAGTCCCAGCGCCTACACCAACGCCGACTGCGCCATCACCTACACCAACCCCTACACCTACTCCTACACCAACTATATCTTATGATGATTATACAATAACAAGGTGTGATGGTGGTTTTAATAATTATACTATAGGTAGAGCAGTTGCAGGTACATTCCCAACCTACACTGTACTGTTAATGCCTGATGGAAATTGTTATGAAATTGTTGACCCGAGCTTTACTCCAGGTACACTTGCAAATGCGGTATATACAGATTGTAACTCATGTACTACACCTACACCGACACCGACACCGACACCGACACCGACACCGACACCGACACCGACACCGACACCGACACCTACGCCTACGCCTACACCAACGCCTACGCCTAGTCCAACACCTACGCCTACGCCTACGCCTACTCCAAAACCTACGCCTACGCCTACAGCTTGTATAGCGATTCAAGTTGGATACTCGACAGGCCTTTACTATGGTTGTTGTGCACCACCTGATAATAATGGAATTAAATACTTTAATGCAAATTCTGTAGCTACAGCAACAAGATTATACACTGGTTTAGGTTGTACGACACTTGAAAGCGGAACAATTTATATAAGTGAAAATGGTTCTACTTATTATGAATTTTACAATGGAGTTAAAACAGGTGGAGCAACATCTTGTCCAGCATGTCCGTAAAAACAATAGAATTTATTAAAAATGTAAACAACCATTTAACTGGTAATGTAATTATTTTAGGTGGATGGTCTAAATATTTTAATGGTTACAATTCTAATTATGACAAACATTGGGTTGATATAAGCATTACTCCTGATTCAATAGATAAAGTATCTAAATTAGGTATTAAGCTTGAAATCACAGGAGGTCATTCATGGGGCGATTATATTAATGATCAATTTACGGTAATGTGTGGGGTAAAACCAAATAGAAATTTTCTAGATGTATTTGTTGCAGATAAATTAGAAGGTTATAAAATAATTAATGGTTTAAAAATACTAACTCCTGAAGCCTCTATTGAGTGGCATCAAAAAGCTTATAAACAATTAGGTCACCCTTGGCTGCTTGAAAAAATTATAAAACTTAAAACACTATACGCTATTTAATATTTTTTTAATTAATTTATAATTAATAACTTTAATCAAATTTAATCTAATGGAGGAATATAAAAATTTTCTTACCCCATCTGAGTGTGAACAATTAATAAAAATGATTGACGCTAATCATAGCAGATCTTCGGTCGTTGAAGGAGGTACAGATAGAACAGCGATATCAGATTATAGAACATCAAGCACCTGTAATCTTGATTCTAACAATTTACTAATCAAAAACATACATAACAGAATAGCTAATTTATTAGGTATAGATATTAAAAAAGGAGAAGCTTTGCAAGGGCAGCTTTATAAAGTTGGTCAATATTTCAAACAACATAATGATTTTTTTGAAGGAGCAGGATATGATATGCACTGCAAATCATCAGGTAATAGAACTCATACATTTATGATATACTTAAACGATGGTTTTAAAGGAGGAGGAA